GTTTTCCTATAGAAATCGCTAAATGAAATTTTCTATATATGGAGTTGATGAAAGTGCCAGGAAGAAAGCCAAAACCGACAAACATTAAGAGATTAGAGGGTAATCCGGGCAAAAGACCATTGAATGAGCTTGAACCGGAGCCTATGATTGATATTCCTCCATGTCCACCACATCTTTCTGATATTGCAAAGATAGAGTGGGATAGGATCACGAGGGAACTTGAGGTTGTCGGGATAATATCACAATTAGACATGGTTGTGGTTGCGGGTTACTGCCAGGACTATGCCAGATGGGTAGAATTAGAACAGAATATCAAAACTGACGGCATTTTTATCGAAATAGAGTATTTGAACAAGAAAGGTGATGTATTCTTGACCAAGAAAGTGATAAATCCTGCTGTTGTGGAGGCAAGACATGTATTACAGCAATTAAGAATGTATGCAAGTGAACTTGGCTTATCACCGGTAGCGAGACCAAAACTACAATCAGGTTTAAAGAAGAAATCGAAAGACCTGATGGGAGATATAATTGGTATGACAGGATAATATTTAGCCAGCCACAGCAGGCTGCGGGGCTGAAGTATAGGTGTGGTGAGCCTAATGCCGGCGCTTCAGCCCCATCCTAAACAGGAAAGAATTATAAATATGAAGATAATCAATATTGTTGGAGCAAGACCTCAATTTATCAAATACTTTCCAATATCAAATGCTATTGTGCGTTTTAATATACAAACAGATGCCAGAATTAACGATGTATTGGTTCATACGGGTCAGCATTATGATTACAATATGTCGAAGATATTTTTTGATGGATTCAGCATGAAAGTCCCGGATTATTACCTTTGTGTTGGTTCCGGCACTCATGGGAGACAGACCGCAGAAATCCTTAAGAAAACAGAAGAGGTTTTGTTTGAGGAAAGACCCGATGTTGTAATTGTATATGGCGATACAAACTCAACACTTGGGGGTATGCTTGCTGCAGTAAAACTTCATATTCCTGTTGCTCATGTGGAGGCTGGTTTGAGAAGTTTTAATAAATATATGCCAGAAGAAATAAATAGAATATTGACCGACCACATATCGACATATCTTTTTTGCTCGAGCGAGAATGCTGTAAAGCAACTTAAAATAGAAGGAATTACTAACGGGATTAATACCGGCGATGTCATGTATGATGTTTTACTCAACGCAAAAGAAATCGCTGAGAAGAAATCCGATATTATCGATAGCTTAGGATTGCGGGAAAAGGAATATGGGGTGCTCACTATTCACCGTCCCGAAAATACAGACAACATAGAAAAGTTCAAGGAAATAATTTCATTTGTTAATAGTGTGGCAAATGATAAAGAAATCATCTTCCCGATGCATCCCAGAAGTATGAATATTTATAATGATTATTTTATAAAACATACATTTGCCGATAATATAAAAATTATTGATCCTGTAAGCTATTTTGATTCGATAATGTTATTAAAAAACAGCAAACTTCTTCTCACTGATTCAGGAGGAATGCAAAAAGAAGCCTATTGGCTCAAAGTTCCCTGTATTACCTTGCGGGAAGAAACCGAGTGGACAGAAACAGTGGAAAGTGGCTGGAATATATTATATAAAGATTATTCCGGCTCACATAAAATCAATGGTAGTCAGGGATTATTGTATGGCGATGGTCATGCAGCAGACAAAATTATTAATATTCTTGAAACCGGTTTTATCAATGAATAACTATGATTTTTTAAATCCTGAACACAGGGCGCAACATGCGGTAGATTTTATACAGCAATTAAAACATACGAAAGGCAAATGGGCAGGCAAACCCTTTATTCTTTTTGATTGGCAAGATGAACTTATACGGAAAATATTTGGCACTATTAATGAAAATGGACACAGGATAATAAGAAAATGTTATGTAGAGATACCAAAAAAGAATGGTAAGAGTGAACTTGCGGCCACAATAGCATTATATCTCTTATTTGCAGACCGTGAACCCGGAGCAGAAGTTTATAGTGCAGCATCAGATAGAGAACAGGCTGCTATTGTTTTTGATGTTGCGGCACAGATGGTACGATACAATAAAACGCTTGATGATAATTGCAGGATTATAGATTCACGAAAAAGGATTGTAGTACCTTCTACAAACAGTTTTTATCATGTGTTGAGTGCCGATGTTCCAAACAAACATGGGTTTAATACTCATGGAGTGATATTTGACGAACTGCATACGCAGGCAAAACGTGATTTATGGGATGTATTAACAGAAGGTTCGGGAGATGCAAGAGTACAACAACTTATTTTTGCTATTACAACAGCCGGGTATGACAGGGAATCAATATGCTGGGAAATACATCAATATGCGGAGAAAGTTAGAAAAGAAATAATAGATGATCCGCATTTCTATTCCGTTGTTTACGGTTTACCGGAGAGTGAAAATTGGGAAAGTGAAGAAAACTGGTATAAAGTCAATCCAAGCATGGACAAAATAATTGACATCGAAAAAGTGAGAACCGCATACCGGGAGGCGAAAGAGATCCCGGCGAAACAAAATACATTCAGACGGTTACGTTTAAATCAATGGACACAGCAATCAACACGGTGGATCGACCTTGCACTCTGGGATAGGGTAAAAGATGAAGTAAATGAAGAGAATCTTATAGGTAAAATATGTTATGGCGGACTGGATTTATCAGCAGTGAGTGATATAACAGCGTGGGTAATGATTTTTCCTTATGGCGATTCGGACGATATAGATGTTTTGGCACGGTTTTGGTGTCCTGAAGAAAGACTTTATGAAACAAGCAATAAATATCAGAATCAATACAGAACATGGAAACAAGAGGGTTATTTACTCACAACACCGGGGAATGCGATAGATTATAATTTTGTAAAGAAACAGATATTAGAAGATGCTAAGAAATTTAACCTGCAGAGCATGAATATAGATAGGCTTTTTCAGGGTTATCAGCTTGCGATGGAATTGGAGGACGAATTATCCGGGGTCACTAATGTTGCGGTCATGGGAATGGGTTTTATCAGCATGGCAACACCTGTAAAAGATTTTGAAAGCAAAGTTCTGAAGGGTAAAATACACCATGGCAATAACCCGGTATTAAGATGGATGATGGACAATATTGTGGTGAAAATGGATGAGGCGGGTAATTATAAACCGGACAAGAGAAATTCACAGGGAAAGATAGATGGTATTGTGGCGCTTATTATGGCATTGGAACGTATGTCGAGAGAATGGGGCGCAACGAGTGTATATGATAATAGAGGTTTGATAATGGTATGAGAAAATGGATAGGAATAAGTGAGATAATAGTAATTATAGGTATTGTTTCATTATTTATTGGATTTTATTTATTCAAACCATGGTTAGCTTATAGTATTACAGGTTTAATAATAATAATATTAGGAATATTAACAGCGAGATTATAAAAAATGGGACTATTAGCGAGGATATACGAAAAGCGGTCAGAAGATGAGTGGGCTGGTCATAACAAGGAGTTCCTCGCAGGTGATGATCCGCCGGGGGAATATTCAACGGCAGGACAGAAGATAACACAAGAAAATTCTTTACAGATAACAACGGTTTTTAAATGCGTAGACAAGATAAGCAAAACATTAAGCACTTTACCTCTGAATATATATAAATATTTGCCGAATGGGGGTAAAGAGAAAACGCCAGATCATCATTTGCAGTATATACTCCATGTTAGAGCAAACCCACAGATGACCGCAACAGAATTTAGAAAGACATTGAAGGGACATTATCTTTTGTGGGGCAACGCTTATGCACAGATAATAAGAAACGGTTTAGGACAGATTATAGAATTGTGGCCATTCAGGCCGGACAGAATGACGCCAAAACGTGATAATGGAATAATAACATACGAATATACAATGAACGATGGGCAGACGATAACTTTTCAGCAAAAAGATGTCTGGCATTTGAGGGATTTATCTCTTGACGGATTTATAGGACTTTCCCGAATATCGCAGGCACGAGAATGTTTAGGACTTGCTAAGGCAACGGAGAAATTTGGCAGTAAATTTTTCAGTAACGCAGCGAAAGCAACAGGTATTCTCGAACACCCTGGGAAACTAACCGAGGGTGCAAGAGATAATATAAAGAAAAGCGTGAGTGAACAAATAGCGGGTGCTAAAATGTTAGGCATGCTTATTCTTGAGGAAGGTATGTCATGGAAACAAATCGGTATACCGCCTGACGATGCACAGTTTCTTGAGACAAGGAATTTTCAAGCAGTGGATATATGCGGACTTTTTGATGTTCCGCCCAATAAAATTGGATTATTGGATAGAGCAACATACTCGAATATCGAACATCTCGATATTGAATGGGCAAAAGATACAATACTGCCACATGCTGTTTACTGGGAACAGAAAATAGACAGTGAACTTCTGCCTGAAAAAGACAGAGGCAAATATTTCTCAAAACATAATATGGATGGGATATTAAGAGGCGATACATTATCACGAGGAGAGTTTTATAATAAGATGTTCATGATAGGTGCTTATTCGCAAAACGATATTCGTGAACTCGAAGATAAAAACCCATTCGATGGCGGAGATGAACATTATGTACCGCTTAATATGATAAAAGTGGGTGATGAACGTCCCCAGATGCCAACTTTCACAAAAAAAGATGAAAAGGAAGAAAAGTCTTTTAGAATAATAACACCCATACAAATACGTTCCATACAAGGTAGAAAACGGCTTGCGGAAGTGAATAAACGTTTATTCTCCGATGCTGTTTCTCGAATTGTTGGCATGGAAAACATTGCGATAACACGGGCAGTGAAAAAATATATTAAATATGGTGTAACAAATGATTTTGTTGAATGGTTGAATGATTATTATGTGAAGATGCCTGAATCAATAGAGAAAAATATGCTGTCAATTTTCATGGCTTATGCGGATGTTGTGCAAATAGAAGCGAATCAGGAAATAGGTAATGAGCCACAGATGACACCGGAACTTGAGAAATTTGTAGCAGATTATGAAAATGTTTATTCTTTTAACTATATAAATTCTTCTAAGAATCAGATAAACAAAATAATAAGGGAAACCCCCAAAGAAGATGATGTATCCGAATTAATACTGGCAAGAGTTGGAGAATGGCGGGAGAAACGACCGGAAAAAGAAGCGGGCAGACAGGTTATCGAGTCAAGTTCGGCATTTTCTAAAGCTGTTTATCTGACTGCTGGTGTTATGAGCATGAAATGGATTGCTGCCGGTATACATCCCTGTCCATATTGTATTGAAATGAATGGCAGGATAGTCGGAATACAGGGAGATTTTATTAATAAGGGTGAACAATTAAATCCCGAAGGCGGAAGCGGTCCTATGCTCACCTATCAGAATAAGAGTCATCCGCCTCTGCATGATGGATGTGAATGTACAATAATAGCAATTATTTAAAATAACAAGGGTTCTGTCAAGCGTCCTGCAGGCGTGCGATAGCTAAGAAACATTAAACGGCAGTGTGGTGCCACACCATCACATTGCCGTTTTTTGTTTGCCCAAAGGAGATAAGATGCCTTGCGGAAAAGGGAAAAAGAAGAAAAGAAAATAGATATACAGAAGGATAATAAAATGGAAGAAAAATTGAGAGAAAGAGTCGAGTCTTTTTTGAATAGACTAAAAGCAGAAGAAGGAGAAGGGCTTGAGGATTGGGAATATCTGATTCATCATATTCATGTTGACGGGGATACTGGAGAAGAGATAATTCATCATTGTTTTATGGTTGACCATTTGGGAAACCTATACGAGATAAATCACATTAAAGGGGATGATGGAAAGATACATCATTGTTTGACTGGTTTAAAGGATGACCAAGATATCTATTGGTCTAATGAGGAGGCAATTGCGGATGGCGAGACGATACCCTGCGCAAATAGGCAATTGGAAGATTAGCCCAGAACCTTACGATTTAGATGAACTCTATGTAATTCTGAAGCACGAAATTCAGGAATCTATGGGAGATATTAAAAATCCGAGTATGCTTTTAAGCGGAGGAGTTGATAGTTCTATTCTTGCGCTTCTTTTGAAAGAAATTAAACCAGGGATAACATGTTTTACGATTGGTAGTTCCTGTGAACACCCTGATGTTTTTTCTGCTATAAAATTAGCGAAAGAAAAAGATTTAAATATAAAAATATGGATTCCAGATAAAAGAAATATCTCTGTAGCAAGAGAATTAATAAAGGATAAATTTCCAGGAGATAGTTCAGTATATCTTGCCTTAAAGTTTGTTTCTTGTTTCTCCCAATTTCTTTTAGCTACAGATGGGATAGATGAGCTAATGGGTGGTTATTGGTGGCATAGTCACAGGAATACAGAATTTCCAAAAATAGATATAGCGTTTGAATATTTTTGGAATCGGCTTGAAGAGAAACATTTATCTCCTATGTACGAATCAGCTAAAAAGGTAGGTGTGAATATAGATTGGATATTTCTTCATGAACCAATTGTGAACTACATCTCAAAAATCCCTCTCAAAAACAGAGTTGGGAAAGATGACAGCAAAAAGCTTTGGAAAAAATTTGCAGCAATGATTGGTGTACCCGAATGGGTTATTAACAGAGAAAAAAGGGGGTTTTGTGATGCTTTCAACTAATTTTATTTTGGATAAAATAGGAAACAGAAGAAATAAAAAAGGGGACAGTGAGATAGAACATATCGAAAAAAGGAATATAACGACCGAACTGCGTGTAGCTGCAGATGAAAATGGAGTGAAAAAGATAGTCGGGTATGCTGCGGTATTTGATAAATGGTCATCTGATTTAATGGGATTCCGTGAGAAAATAAATCCCGGTGCTTTTGAGAAAACAATTAAGAAAAGCGATATACGGGCATTGTTTAATCACGATCCGAATATCGTTCTTGGCAGGACAAAAGCCAAGACATTGAAACTAAAAGAAGATGATACCGGACTGTTTATGGAAGTCATTCCGCCGGACACACAGAACGCACGGGATATAATGGTTTCCATAGAGCGTGGTGATATAACACAACAAAGTTTTGCATTCCGCACAATAGAAGATGATTGGGTATACAAAAAAGATGGGTCTGCGGAAAGAACACTTGTCGAGGTTGATTTACTCGATGTGTCACCCGTGACATATCCTGCATATCCAGATACATCTGTGGCATTAAGGTCACTTGAGAATTTTAATAAGGAAAAAGAAGTGCCGGCACAGCAGATGCTTGCCGAAGAGGAAGAAATTGCGAAGCAGAAGCTCGCAAATGACAACCTGAATTTGCGTATTAAAGAAACACAACTAAAAATTAAGAAATAATGAGGTTTAAAATGAATACAGAAGAGCTTATAGGTGAAAGGACTGCGAAGTGGGAAAAGCTCGATGAGATGAAAAAAACTTGTGAAAAGGAAAAACGTGATAAAACCAAAGAGGAAATCGAGGAAGCTACTAAAATCTTAGATGAGATTGATGAGCTTTCTGAAAAGATTTCCACGGAGGAACGTATCCGGAAAACAGGTGATTTTCTCAAAGAGCCGACCTCAAAACCTTATCTGGAAAATATTCAAGGTAATCCAGACGGTGGAGGGGAAAACCGCTTTAAGTCTATGGGTGATTTTATGAGTGCCGTAGTTTATGCCGGTAAGATAGTAGGACAAGCCGCTGTCGGCCCTGTTGATAAAAGATTGATAGAGCAGAGAGCGTCCGGTATGAGCGAAGGTGTGCCAAGCGATGGTGGATATTTAATTCAACAGGATTTCGCCGGCAAACTTGTAGAGGTAGCTCATGAAACTGGTATACTTTCCAGAAAAGTAAAGCGTATGCCGATTTCTGCAACTGCCAATAGCTTAAAAGGCTATGGTATAGACGAAACAAGCAGAAAAGACGGTTACAGGTGGGGCGGTATTCGTTGTTACTGGGCGGCCGAAGCTGCTCTGAAAACAAAGAGTGATCCCAAATTCCGTGTAATGGAACTTAGTCTCCAGAAACTTATCGGTCTTGTTTATCTGACTGATGAGCTTATCGAAGATACTACAGCTCTTGAAGCATGGGTAACTGAAGGATTCCGTGAAGAAATCGGGTTTAAACTTGATTGCGCTATTTTTGAAGGCACGGGTGTAGGACAGCCACTTGGTATTAAGAGTGCCGGTTGCACAATTTCAGTTGGGAAAGAGACGAATCAAACAGCAACAACTATAAAAGCTGAGAATATTGAAAAGATGTATGCAAGAATGTTTGCGGGTTCTTTGCCACGTTCTGAATGGCTTATTAATCAGGATTGCTGGCCTCAGATTTTCCAGCTTAGCCATTCGGTTGGTGCTGGTGGAGTGCCGATGTTTATTCCGGCGGGCGGACTTTCTAATGCACCCTTTGGGTCATTACTTGGTAGACCGATTACGCCGATTGAACAGGCGGAAACACTCGGAACAGTCGGTGATATTATGCTCGTTGATATGAGCAAATATATCACAATCGACAAGGGTGGTATACAACAGGCAAGCTCGATTCATGTTAGATTTCTCTATGATGAATCGATATTGAGATTTGTATACCGTGTAAATGGTCAACCTTTATATGAATCAGCAATAACTCCATATAAAGGAGACAATACACAAAGTGCATTCATTAAACTTGCATCTCGTTAATAGAAGGGAGGAATAAATAATGAAAGCTGGAATTAATTTAGCTGAAGAAGGTCATGTTGTTAATATTCTCCCTTCACAGAATGTGGACGGGGGCGCTGTTAGTGATGTGTTTACTCTTGAGGATTATGCTCATGCATCTATTATTGTCAGAACGGGCGGAAATACCGTTGGTGCTTCTGTACGTGTGACAGTTGATGAGTGCGATGATTTTACTCCGACAAATTCAACGCCGATTGCATTTGGATATTATCGGGAAAGAACAACTACCGGTGATACTCTTGAGGCGAGAGGAACTGCAACAGCTGCCGGTCTGAGGGTTGGTGCAACAGTCAGTCAATTTGCTGTTATAGAAATTGACGACTCTGAACTTACCGACGGGTATCCAAGCTTGCAGGTTACGGTTGAGGATCCGGGCGCTGTTACGTATGTAGATATTATAGCCATATTGAGCGGTGCGAGATATCAGAAAGCTACAACCAAGACTGCAATAGTCTAAGGAGGTGTCTGATATGCACAATATTAAATACGAAGCTTCTTTAGGGAAGACCGTAATAAAAGACGCATCTCTTAATAAATCTATTGCCGTTATCAGTCCTGCTGATAATCATAATTTTGATTTCAACAAGACTGTAGTGGGAATAGCCGGTAATTATAAGTTGGCAAGAGGAACAAGCGTTGCGACAGCTTCAGTTGCAATCACGACTGGGCTGACAACGATAGCAGGCTGTGCCTTAACGACAGAAGGTTGTAATGCAACGCCAGCGATGGAAGGAACTGTCCTGACTTATAAAATCTCCGGGGGTACGCTTACTGCTTACCGTTTCAGAACAGATGCCACAGCGGGTACTATTGCTGTGGCTAATGTTGCTGGTTCGTTGAGCTGGCTTGCGGTCGGAACTTAATAAAAAGTGAGGGATATGGTGTTAAAATATAACAAATATCTTATAACCGGTGGTGCTGGCTTCATAGGAAGTCATATTTGCGAGGAACTTGTTAAACAAGGGAAAGAAATAGTTGTTATTGACAACTTTAAAACCGGATTAATGGAGAATTTAAAGCCTTTTTGGGTTCTTAAACAATGTAAACTTATAAAAGCAGATATAAGCGATTATAAAGCCATATCCCATCACTTCAAAGGTGTAGATGTAGTGTTTCATAATGCTGCATCAAAATGTACGGTTTGCAGAAACGACCCTTATGTTGATTTAATGACAAACGCATGGGGTTCTTTGAATGTATTCAGAGCTGCACAGGAATATGGGGTAAAGAAAGTTATTCATGCTTCGACGGGTTCGGTGAACAATAATTATCCGGTGTCGTTTTATGGTACAAGTAAAATGACGGCTGAAAAATATTTAAGCGTAATGCATGAATATTATCCCGATTTCAAATATACGATTCTTCGGTATTATCATGTATATGGGACACGTCAGGATGATTCCGATAACGGTGGAGTTATACCGATTTTTATAAAGAGAATATGGGAAGGAAAGCCTGTAATAATTTATGGCAGTGGTGAACAGGAGCGTCATTTTACATCAGTCAATGATGTAGTGAAAGCTAATTTTGCAGTATCGGAAAATGGTTATCTAAGACACACAATTCATAATGTGGTTTCAGATGTGAGAATAGCAATAAATGATCTTGCATGGCTTATTTATAAGCTTATGCCGAACAGGATAAGAAATATCGAATATGCATCCGCAAAGAAAGGTGATATAAAAAGATTTAAATTTGAAAAAGGTAATTTAGGGTTTGAATATAACAACGATTTAGCGGGGGAACTTGAAAAAGTTATTGAATGGTATACACAGAAATATAGAACTCGACAAAAAAAGGGTGAATATGTGGGAACAGTTACAAACTGTCGAGCATGAAGCCTATGAGAAATCACCAGCTGGAGTGTTTTCTGTTGATGATTGTGAAGAGGCTCATGAGGTCGGCGTTTTTCTAAGAGATAATATTGAAGGGAGATGCCTTGATGTCGGATGTGGGTTATTGCCAGAACCGGCATACATGAAAGACCAGCCGAATATACAGTTTTATGGCATCGATCCATTTAAAGATGAGGTTGATAGAGAGTTTGATTTTATTTGCGGTACCGGTGAGGATTTACCATTTGATAATGAAACTTTTGAATGTGTACTTTTTGCAAGCACTATTGATCACATGATAGACCCGCAACTTGCTATTAATGAGGCTTATCGGGTATTGAAAAGCAAGGGTGCGCTGGTGATATGGTACATAGAGAGAAACAAACCGCATTTAATCTATGGTAGGTATAATAAACATCATCAGTGGGGTTTTACGAATGAGGTGATGATTGATTTTATACGAAAGGCACAATTTAAGAATACAATTTTATCAGTGGTTTTAAAATCTGGCAATAATGAACGTATTGTGATGGTGAGAAAATAATGGTAATGTTAACAAAAACTAAATTAAAACCCCGAAAATATCTTGATAGATTTGGTATAGACCAGCAAAATTCTGAAAACGGTATACGAAGCTATAAGAAATGGCTCAAATACTGTAAAGAAAAGAATATAATAATCCGGCATGATATTGATTTCGATATAAAAACAGCATGGTGTATGCTTGAACTTGAAAGAAGATTTGGTTTGAACAGTGTAGTATATGTGGATATTCATAGTCCCTCATATAGCATAGATGATATAAAAGAACTTTACAATGAATATCGAGGTGATGGTTTCGGTTTTGGACTTCATATAAATGTGGCTTATGATTACCCGCCAGACGAAGCATGGGAACAATATTTAAAAGATGTCGGGACAATGAGAAAAGAAGGAATGAATCCGCATTCCATTGTCGGGCATTTTTATGATTCAAGAATTGTGCCAGTCCCGGAATATACAAACCGTGATATAGAAACAAATTCAACTTATGAACCGAAATTACCAATGAGTTTTAAGACAGCCTGTTTTCATAAAGTTAAACCAACCGTGATGTCAGATAGTGGCGGTAAGTTATTTAGTGGTCATGTATTAAAAAGCCCTATGGAATATTTTGATTGTATAAAAGATGATATGCCGGCTTATATACAAACACATCCAGTTCATTACCATACCACAGAAGAAGTTTTCTGGAGGAATCAAGACGCTATTTATACCAAAAAACTTGGCGGATTACCTGTCAATACGCAGAATATACATATAATCCAGTCAAAATTTCAAAACAGATTGACAACTTATTCACAACAATGGATCGAAAACACCGCTCATTTATTAAAAGCACAGGAAATAATAATGAGAATCGCTGCCGACAGATATAGAGAATTAATAACTCTTGTTGATGCCGGTTGTAGTATTGGACTTCTGGGAATGTATTTGACAGAACCCAATAATCTTAAATATATCGGGGCGGATATAGAACCGAAGTTTATAGAAGTTGGCAAGGTTATGTTTAATGCTCTTGGATATGCTCCTCATCTTATTGCTAAAGACATATTCGATGGTAAACATATCCCTGGCGATATATTTGTTTTTCTCGCTGCCGAGGATTTACCTGTAGATTATCATAAACTTTATGAACTATGCCTGAATTATAAAGATATAATATTGACAACGGCAACAGCAGACCGATATAGAGAAGCGAAACAACGGGGAAAGAAATACTGGTATATAGGTGATACAAAATTCAAAGTGATATTTTTAAAAGGATTTAATCTTAAATTTTATGGAATAGCAAATAACAGAAATCTTTACTGGCTTGAAAGGAAAACCACATGAATGTTCTTATGCTGACTTACAATGATTGGGCAAACACGGGTTATCGTTTCAGTAGATGCCTGAAACATCTTGGTTTAAATGTGACATATTTTAAAGGAAATTTACATAAATTTAATTATCCAGAACAGGCTGCCATTCATCAGGCAATAGCTGAGAAGAAACCCTTGGCTTGGTTTCCCGTAGTTGTAAGAGTCCCGGAACTTCAATATCTCGCAAAGAAAGCCGATATTATTCATTTTATTGCCAGTACCCTTATTGATACAGGGGTAGATTTAAGAACCAAAAAAGTAGTTGTACAACACGGCGGTACAACCTATAGACTTGAATCCGAAGCAGTTAATAAATTATTCAACCAATTCGCCGATGCTGCAATAATACAATTCCCCACATTGCTTGGTTACGGTGCAAAGAATGAACATCTTGTTTATTATCCGGTAGATACAGATTACATAAAACCTAAAGATTTTAATACCTGCGGAAAGGGTAAACTCATTATAGGACATTTTCCGAGCGATTGGACAGCAAAAGGCACAAAGATAATAATTGATGTTTTAGAAAAATTAAAGAAAACGGAATATGGAAAGCGATTTGAATATGTTGGGCTGCAGGGGCTTCATAATGAACAAATATATTGGTACGAAAATATAGAGCGTATGAGAAAATGTGATGTGATAATCGAAACCATACAACCGGAGTTGAGGGGTAAACCCTTCGGAGAATGGGGCAATACTGCCCTTGAAGCTGCTGCGCTTGGCAAACTCGTGATAACCAATTCTATACGACAGGATATTTATAAAAAGGAATATAATAATATACCGCCTCTTTTTATTGCAAATGATAAGGAAATGCTTGAACAAAGAATAAAAGAAATATGTGATATGCCCGATGCGGAAATAAAAGAAAGAAAAATGCTTCATAGAGATTGGGCTGAAAGATATCACAGTATACCGGCAACATCAGGGCGTTTATGGGAAACCGTCTATAAAAATCTTATTAATGGAGCTTATTAATGGAAAACGGCAAATTACATATTGCAATGGTAGCTCAACACGGCTGTATAAGAGTGATAAAAGAATCGCTTGCATTAATGAAACGGGGGCATATAGTAGATTTAATAGCCAATCAAGTACCTTTTGGTTATCATTTTTTTGATACTCCTATTCTCTATAATGATAAAAACCAGCTGCGGAGAATAATATTAAATTCAAGTGCCGATATATTTCATGTTCACAACGAACCTGATTGGTTAGTAGCAGCGACACGGGAAGTTTCTAAGGGACGACCTGTTATTTATGATGTTCACGATCTTGAAAGTCTCAGATGGCATAATCACGCAGAAGGAGAAGAGGTTGAGGCATTTGCAGCAGCAGACGGGATTATCCATGTGAGCGAACCGATAAGAGAATTTGCTGAAAAAGAACACGGGAATGGTTTACCAAGCCGTGTGATATACTGCTGGATGGATGAGCAATTTGTATCTTCCGATAAAGACATAATAAAGAATCCAAGTTTCCAATCCATTGTTTATGAAGGTGGAATAGATTCTAAGAGCAAACCACAACCATACGAAAATTCTCCTCAAAAAGTTGTTGTTAATATAAGAAATCTAACAGGCATATTTGCAAAATTCAGGGAACAGGGTTTTGCGGTAACCATCTTTGCGGCAACACCACAACAGCAGGAAGCTTATGAAATGATGGGAATATATGTAGGACAGCCCGTAATGTATCCGGCAATGCTTTCAGGATTAAGACCACATGGACTTGGCTTTGTCGGATGTCCTATCAATACACCATTAATGCAGTTAGCGATGCCGAATAAACTTTTTGAATATATGTCCCAGGGAGTCGTGCCAATATGTTACAATGCAAAAGAAGCTGGTAAATTTGTTACTGAGCATAAATGTGGTGTTAATCTTGAGAGCCTTGATAATTTGAAGGATCAGATTGGTGATGTAAGAAGATTAAGAAAAAATGTATTGAAATTGAGAAATGAATTTTTAATGAGCAAACAAGTTGAACAAATAGAAAGTCTTTATGAAGAAGTATTGAACGGAGGTAAATAATATGTCAAGACATTTTATAGAAGTAACCGGAATAGCAACAATTGATACTTCGGTGGCGCCGGAAAATCTGACAACTGGTGTTTGGCAATTTAACGAATTTATGTTAAATCTTGCGGCCACAAGTACGGCGGCATCTGTTATAACAACAATTAATTCAAATGCTGGTGCGGCTTATGATATGAAAATGAATGCCCAGTTAATGAGCGCACAGAGCTATTATCATTATCAGCCAACAAATTCTGTAAAACTGCAATCTGGTGATGCTATTGATATTGATATGAAGTGTGCAACACGTTACGGTTTAACTGTTATTTGGAGCGATGACCAGTAATGAAACCAACAGATGCAAAATGTTTAAAATGCGGTAAAATCTTTAATACAATTGATGCTTCATTATTAGCGGCAATCAGAAACAAAAAAAACAATTATGATATTTGTCCAGAGTGCCAAAAGAAAGATTTCGAAACCGCAATGCTTGAACCGCCAGAGAAGGCGATAATGCCGAAACCGAAGGGTAGAACAGCCAAATTCTTTAGGAGATAAAAATGACAACGGAAATTAGTTTTATTGAATTGACACAAGAACAGAAATTAGAAGCATCTGACCTCATGCAGAAGTTACAAGCAATAGACGGTGCTTTAGCCACTGTTAATGATGAACGTGTAGTTGCTTCGGCAGTATTTAACAAAAAGCAATATGCTCTTGAGGAAGAAAAGAAATCTATTGTAGTTCAGTTAAGGACATTAAGAACTGCTACCGTTAAAGAGGTGTAATTAATGGCATGGCTCGGAACATGGGCAAAGCGTGTAAAGCTTACCATTGACAATACTGATATAGACGCTAATTTGACCGACTTTCCCATTCTCATTTATATAAGTATATCATCCGGACGTAACAGTGATGACATTTCTTTTGTGTTTGATGAACTTACCGATGATGCAAATAGGAAGAAAATTGCTGTAACGAAGGATGATGGTACGACTCAATTATATGTTGAGATTGTGAAGTGGGATGATGGCGGCGAACAGGCATGGCTATGGGTTAAGGTTGCGGGTGCGGATGCTATAAGTTCCAGTAGTGATACGGATTTATACCTGTATTATGATTCTGCACAAGCCGATAATGACACTTATGTTGGCGACCCGAATGATGCAGTAGCCGAGAATGTCTGGGATAGCTATTATAAGCTTGCAACACATTTACGGGATGACCCTGATAGCTCTCATGTTAGAGATAGCACAGCAGAGGATGCAGATGGAACAAAGAAAGGTGCTGGGGAACCTACGCTTACAACTGGAACTCCTGGAGGTGAGGGACAGGACTTTAGCGGAACTGGTGAATATATCAGTATGGGAGACCATGCTTCTTTAGATATTGGATTAAATGACATAACCCTTGAAGCATTGATTAAATATACCGGAGACCAAAGTGCGGATTATGCTGCTATTATGGGAAAAGGTTATCTGTCCGGTAATCCTGGATATGGTTTATATGTCCTTAATTCAGATGATAAAGTATGTATGCAAATTAGAACAGCAGGAACTGGTATACAGGTATTTTCCAACAATGCCTTAAACGATAACGCAGAGCATTGGATTATGGGAGTATGTGATAGAGATAGTGCAACGGGTTTGAAAATATACGTTGATGGAGCAGTTCAAACAGATATAGGTGACCCAACTGCGATATCTGAAGATGATTTAGATAGTTCTATATATTTTGCACTTGGCGCAAGAGATTCTACTGGTGGTCCAAGCTGGAGTCTATTTTATACAGGTTTAATAGATGAAGCCCGTGTTTCGGTAGGCATCGCAAGGTCAGCAGCATGGGCAAAGGCGGGAAGCGAAACAGCAATAGATAATTTACTGGATTTTGGAAGTGAAGAATTAATTAGTGGTGGTGGTACTACTTATGAGGATACATTAACAGATGGAATATTGTTGGGAGATAGTTTATTAAATATAGGTGAGTTTGGTTTATCACAAACAGACGGCATTAAGTTCGGCGATGTATTGACAAGTGCCGGTCCCTATGTAATAGCATTGACAGATGGGATGAAATTGGGGGAAGTTTTATTAAACAATATGGAATTTAATTCCGCATTAACCGATGGCATAAAGTTTGGGGAATTGCTTGCCGTGATTCAGGAAATGAATCTGATTTTATTAGACGGCATGAAGTTTGGAGATACACTTTCAGTATTAAAAGAAATGAATGTATCACTTGCCGATGGTGTTAAGTTTGGTGATTTGCTTAAAAGTGCCGGTCCCTATGTAGTTACTTTAACTGATGGGATGAAATTCGGTGATAGTGCGACTGTTGTTGGTGAATTTAATATTGCTCTTTCTGATGGAATCAGGTTCGGCGATACTCTTGAAGTTGTTTATGTAAATACGACTGGAGCTTTATTTAAATTTAAGGCAAAAAATAAAGACTATTATATAGTATTATCAAAAAGACCGTTTCATTTCGAGGCGGATGACAGAGATTTTTACTTTGAATAACAGGGGGTTATAGATAATGAATAAAAGTGGAATGAAATTTGGTGGTGTTTTTAATTGTGAGCATTGGAGAGATGGGAAACTAATAGGCGAGACAGAGGGCAAAAATTTAACCACAAATGAGGGTGTAAACAAAGCTCTCGATTCTCTTTTCCATGACGATAATGAGCCTACATGGTATGTTTGTATTTTTGATACGAATACAACAACGGCTTCAGCCGATACTCATGCAGCTCCTCAATATACTGAAAACACCGAATATGATGAAGCGACACGACCTGAATATTTAGAGGGCGCTGCTTCTGGAAAAGAAGTTACAAATGGGAATAAGGCTACATTCACAATGAATGCCAACGCCACGATTTATGGTGCTGCGATTGTAAGTGCTGCCACAAAAGGAAGTACGGTAGCTGCTGATGTACTCTGGTGCGGTTCTAAATTTGCATCAGTCCGGCATTGTGTAGATGATGATTTGTTAAAAATAACATACACGCTCTCAGGTGCTGATGATGGCGTATAATGGGAGGGATAAATAATGCCAGATATTAAAGGTAGTGAAAGAATCGTCCTGAGACCCAACGATAATTATGTGCCATATAGATTTGAATTTGAGCCATGCAGCACAGCAAGTTTGAATGATGGGGCTATCCCTTATGGAACTAATATCGCAAGTATTTCTGTAACAGTAGAAGACCAGGATGGTACGGATGCAACTGCAGAAATGGTAAAAGGTGCGAGCCTATCTTCCAATGTTGTAACAGTATACTTGAAATATCCGGCTACGCTTACAACCGGTACTTATGATTTAACTTTTAGCGCAACATTGGATAATACTGTACGAACAAGGCTTGACAATGAATTTAATAGAAGAATTGATGCAGTGGAGAATTTATAATGAAATTAAAAGTAAATACAGCTCCAACTATAGAACCTGTTACTATCAAAGAAGCAAAAGAACATTTACGGCTAAATGTTGATGAGAGTGATCAGGATGTTTATTTAAAAAGTTTAATAAAAGCTGCTACGGTATATACGGAAGATGTTTTATTAAAACGTGCGTTATTGCAACAAACATTTGAGTATTATCTCGATTGGTTTCCCGATGGTAATGCCTTGCTTATACCACGCCCTCCGTTAATATCGGTTACAAGTATTATTTATACAGACAGCGGAGGAACAGCAGCAACATTAAGCTCAAGTTGTTATGATGTTGATACGGTAAGCGAGCCGGGAAGAGCTGTACTGAATTATGGGGAGATATGGCCTTCAACTACACTCGCAACCAATAATCCTATAAAAACAACATTTGTTGCTGGGTACGGAACTAAACAATCAGATGTCCCCGAAAACATAAAACAGGCTATGAAAGTTATGATAGCCGAGATGTATGAGAACCGTGAAGATACTGTTGCAATAAGAAGCATTCAAAAACTTAATACGATTGAACGGCTAACAATACCATATAGGATATTCACATGCAAGCAGGACAATTAAGGCATACAATAATATTTCAGGTGCCGACAACAACAACAGGTTCAAGTGGTGAAGAATTAATAACCTATGTTGATACAATAAAAAATGTACCTGCAGCTATTGAACCATTGACGGGCAGGGAATATCTTGCTGCAAAACAGATTCAAGAAGAAGTTACAACACGAATCACTATACGGTATTTCAGCAATAGTATTGACGGTACATGGCGTATTAAATGGGGCGACAGGATTTATAAAATAAAATCTGTTATTAATACAATTGAATTGAACAGAGAATTAATATTTATGTGTGAAGAAATCAAATGAAAGCGATAGTAAAAGATTATTCAAGAGAAATATTGAAAGCAAAAAATAGGGCAAAAAGAGAAGCTCTTGTAAATATGTCTGAATTATTAGTTGAGCGGGCAAAAGAAATCGTGCATAAGCGTTCTGGTGATACAAGTGAGTCAATAAGATATGAAATAGAAGGCGATGAGGCAAGAGTAGGAACGAATTATTTTGTTGGGAGATTGCTTGAAACAGGCACTATAAAAATGCGTGCTTTCCCATGGCTCTCTATCGCAACGGAAACAAGCCAGAATGAATTAAGGGTTATTGCAAAAGGGGCTTTTGAATGATAGATAGTTTATTTGATGCCATATATACAAAATATAGTGGGGATGCCACATTAAAAAAAGCAATAACAAGTTTGCAACCCGCACAGGCAAAACAGGGAACAAAACTTCCATACGGTATTTATGAACTTATAACGGCAACATCCAATTTAAAACTTGGCAGCCAGAATGAAGAAATCATTATCCAGTTTAATTTATTCTGTGATGATTGGGCTGAAGTTACTGCTGCTTATACAGCACTTGATGCTGTTTACCATGGGTGTAATTTGACAATTACAGGATATGCATTTGTAGAAATGAAAAGAGAAGTTGTTTTTATGCCAGATTCAGGTGTTGAAAATGTCTGGCAATGTACAGTTAGATACAAAGTATTTATGACAAAAAATTAAATGAAAGGATAGTAAAATGGGAGTTACAGGTGGAATAGATTGTAAGGTTGTTGTTACGTCAGGAACTTTATTCCAAATGGCTACATGGAATTATTCCGGTCTAACAAGGGATATCATTGAAAAAGGTAATGCTTTTCAGGATGAAAACAAGACCTTTTTTAGGGGGGCGCTTAATGGTGGTTCGATAACAATTCATGGTTATTATGATAGTGCTGCAACTCCGGTTGCTACAGTGATAGCAAATTGTATTGATGATACAGCAGTTGCCGGTTTAAAACTTTATTATAGTTCATCAGGTTATTGGGGACCGTCCACAAGTCCGGCGGCATCTATTTTTGTTGAAAGTGTTGACGGGCCGAGTGTCGATGCAAACGGAGTGGCTGAAATTGGTTTTACGATGCGTGTTCGTGATGGTTATCTCGATAAACTTGCATAATGGAGGTTGATAATGAAAATAAATCTCAAGGATATGAACCCCGGTGTATTTTTCCCGTGGCCGGGTGAAATGGCAGATAGTAAAAGCGGTATAACGGTACGCCCATTAAATGCTTCTGCTCTAAAAAGAATCAATGCAAAAACACTATTAAAGGAAAAAATCATGCTCGCAAAGGGCGGTATTCCCTATAAGGATATTCTTTATGATGAAAAACTTAAGGAAATATTAGTAGCTGATTATTGCATTGTGGAGTGGACAGGGTTAGAGGATGACAACGAGGATCCTATCGAATGTACACCGGAAAACAAAGCAATGATTATGGGTGAACACCCACAATTAATGGAATTTGTTTCCGATAAAATTGATAGCATACCGGAGATAATAAAAGCAAAAGAGGAGACTGAAACAAAAAACTGATTGAAGTCGCAGAGTGGCTTTATAAAAAAACACCCTGTGACAAATGTAAAGCCGTATTCGTGGCTAAAAGAAAAGAACCACCTTGTGAAAAATGTATGCCTGAAATAATGCCTGAAAACAAAGAGGCATTTGAGATATATGCAATAGTTTGTAATCAGATGATAGTTTCGGGTATGGGTGATCCGATTGATATAAATTTTGCATCACTTAAAATAGTTATGGATTTATTCAGTATTGAAAATCAACTTGAATGTTTTAAAAGAGTAGTTTTAATGGCACGACATATTATAAAAGAGACTATAGAAAATGGCAAAGTTATCTGAAATATATATAGCCTTGACTTTAAGAGACAAAGACTATGATTTAAAAATAAAGAAGGCGCATAAGACAACGCAGACTTTTGCTCAGAAGGTGCAAAAGAAATTTGACAGCATCAATCTCAAAAGGGCTGCCTTGGCTATTACAGCCTTTGCAGTAGCCACAGCATACGCCTTGAATAGATGGGTTATAAAACCATTTATAGGGGCTGCTGATGCAGCAGAACAATATATGATAATTTTAAGTACGTTGCTTCGTTCGCAGGCTGAAGGTAATCGTTTATTTCAAGAAATGCAAAAATATGCAGCAAGAGTTCCTTTTAAATTCATGGAAATAATGGAATCGGTGACATCTCTTGCCGGTGTTATGAGGGGCGGTGTCAATGAAATTAAAGAATGGGTGCCTATGATTGGCGATCTTGCTGCTGCTTATAAAATGACATTTAGAGATACGACAAGTCAAATTATCCGAATGTATTCAGCCGGCGCTGCTGCTGCCGATATGTTCCGGGATAAAGGTGTCTCTACTATGCTTGGTTTTAAAGCCGGAGTTGCATATACGGCAGAAGAAACAAGGCGTATGATAATGCAAGCTTGGACAAAATTAGATAGTCAATTCAGGGGAGCGACAGCAAAACTTGCGACAACTTGGTCAGGTTTAATGTCAATGATTCAAGATGCATGGGATTTATTCAAGATTGCGGTTATGGAAGCCGGTGTATTCAAATATTTAAAAGATAAAGTTCAATTACTTATTGATAAAATAAATGAAATGAAAACATCCGGTGCGTTTAACGCTCTTGCTCAAACATTTTCCGATAAGGTTGTCGGTGGATTGGAAAAAATATGGAGTCATAAGGATGATATAATTTCCGTTTTTAAAGCAATAGAAACAGCCTCGAAAGCTATTTTAGCAGCAATTGAGGGATGGAAACTTATAGGAAATCTTTATAGTAAATATGGGATAACTAATTGGCAGAAAGAATTTGCTCAGTATGGAGTAAAAACAAGATATGGTACAAAATTACCTTCTTGGGGCGGAGATACAGCACACCAAAACGCATTAATGAGTGCTTATGAAGCACAGAAAAAAAGAATTACTCAAATGAGAAAAGAAGCTTATGCGAGAATGCCAGCAATTCATAAAGGTACATGGACACCTGAAAAACAAGAGGGGCAAGGAGCTATAACATCAATTCCATATTATTTTGGCAAGGCTCCGATGATTCCAAAAGCTGCAACAATGGCATATCCCAGACTTGGTGGATTCCCCGGTGCCGGTATGGGAATGAAAAGAACTTATGAAAGCCAGTTACTCGGCTTACAAACAGCCACAAAAACCGCAACACAGGAAATTTCAAGTCAGTGGCAAACACTTTCATGGAATATGCAGTCCTCATGGTCATATACTATGGAAAACATGATGCGAGGCGGTATGTCATTCGGAAACTTCATGAAAAATATGTTTATGGATGTATACAATTCTTATGCTCGTATGATTTCTGATATGGTTGCTGAACGTCTTTATGAACGCACATTTGAGAGTAAGAATTTTTTCGGTGAAGCTATCGAAACAGGACTATCATTAATAGGATTGGGTAAGAAAACAACGCCTGCCGCAGAAGTAATACCTAAAGTTGGAAAGGCAGCACATGGTGGTGATGTTTATGTAAAAGTTGACGGTCCGAGTGCTGATGCAATAGTAGGTATAGTTTACGAAAATATGGATAGGAACGGATTATTAGGTAAATAAATATGGCTAACTGGAATATAAATTGGGTTCCACAAGATGTAGCAAAATTCGCTACTGAATGGAATACTATAGTATCAGAATTTGAATCCGGCAAAGAACAGAGACGAAAGAAATGGAGTCGTAAAAAACACAGATTTATACTTTCTTTTGAAGCTCTTACTGATACGGTTATAGATGAAATAAGGGTATTCTTTGATGGACTCTACGGTGCATATACATCTTTTTATTTCCCCAATTTTATGCAAATGATAAAAGGAACTCGGCTAACAATGGTTGTCGGCGGTGCCGGAACTGATTCAATAGTTGACAGCCAGAGCGGATGGGTTAAAAAGGGGTTCAACACAGATTTATATGTAAGAGTTAGCGGTTCGGGAGCGGGCAATGATGGAACTTTTTCTGTATCCGCCGTGACGGCTGCGACACTTTCCGTCCCGACAGGCTCATGGGCTGCGACAGAAAGCGGGGTCGTTGCCTTGACAGCCTATTGCACATACTTCACAAGATTCAATGATGATTATTTTGAGAATAATTTTATCTATAAAGACGTGGGCGAAATCAGAAGTGTTGAGCTTATAGAGGTGATATAATGCCGAAAACATTATCAGCTACAATAGAAACAGTTGCTCAGAGTTCAACAAACCAACCTCATTATTTAATAGAGATAGAACTTGACGGACTGACAAAATATTATACCGATAATAATGAAGATGTTAATTTCCCTACTGCTGGCGGGAATACTTATAAAGCATGGGGTATAAAATTCAGTAAGATTCTTAACACAATGACAAATGAGGTTGACAGGGTTAATATTACGTTTGACAATGCTAATCCTGCCGACACAGATAGTCCTAATTATCTTCTCCGCACATACACATTTCAAAACAAAAAACTTACAATAAAACGTGTGTTTGCCGGTTACCTGGCTTCAGCAAGTAATTATATGATAGTATTCAAGGGCTATCTGGGTGCGCCTGTGATTGATGAAAATACATTTGGTATAATGGTTTATTCACCTATGTATAAAATTAATCAGAATATTCCTAAACGTATGTATCAAGGGAATTGTCCTCATATATTTGGAAGTAAGGAATGTAACAGATTTTCCGGGCCTGTTGATAATCTTGTGGGATGGTGGCCTCTTGACAAAGCACATGAAATTTATGGAGATGAGCTTGTAAGAAATGGTACTATGGAATTTGACGGTGATTGGACAGATGATGGATCGCCAGCCGCTAATGTACAAAGTTCAGAGCAAGCTCATGGCGGAACATATTCAAGAAAGATTACCTTAGATGGAAGCGGAACATCGGGAGGGATACGACAAACAATATCAGGGCTTACAATCGGTAAAACATATAAAGTTACTGCTTGGGTAAGAGGTTTAGATTTAGCAGCATCAAATTTTTATCTCTTCTTTAATGGTGATTTCACTCCTGTATTATTTTCAAACGGCAGTTGGGTCAAATTAACTGGGATTCGTACGGTAGATGCAACATCAACAACTATCCGGGTTTATGTTCACCCAACCAGTGCAGCAAATGCCGGCAAGTCTTTCTATGTTGACGATGTTTCGGTAAAAGAAATTCAGACCGCAGATGTAAGTGGGAATGATAATCATGGTAGAATATGTCACATACCAACATACTCAGAAGGTCGTTTTGAGATTGAAGATGAGGAAATGGAAGCCGACGGTACGGATGATTATGTTGATATAGGTGATATTAGCGCAAGTTTAAAGGCTGTATCTCTCTGGGTTAATCCTCATTCTGCAAATGAAACGATTATATCTTTTGATTCTGGTGGTGCTCATTCTGTAAGTATTGATAGTTCTATAGTAACAGCACATGGATTTGTCGGTTCTTATACTTATATAAATAATGAATATACGGCAACACTAACATCAACCGCACGATGTAATATTATAATCAATGTACAAACTATTTTTGCAGTTGACGATCTGGATTTTTTTAGATGTTTAGCTACTTATGGAAATTTGGCTCTTTCGGATATTAGAATATTTGAAGCAACATTAACAAAAGCAAATCGACAATTAATAAATGACATCACAGAAGAAACTAATGGGGAAGCCACTGTGGGCTGTTCAACATCTGTAATATTTGATACAACTAATAGAACCGAGTCTGACGATTATTGGAACTACGGAACAATAGAATTTACATCGGGTGCTTGTGATGGTCAGAAGAGATTAGTAAAAGATTCCGTTTCCGCTTCGGGTAAAGTAGAGGTTTACATACCCCTTGATGATACACCTTCGGATACTGATACATATACAATAAAACGTGGGTGTAATAAAAACTCTAAGGATTGCAGATTCAAATTTAATAATTGGCAAAATATGGGAGGCTTTGCATTGTTACCGCAAAAGCCAGATAGGAATTGATATATAGATGGAACCAACAACGATTGCAACTTTAGCGGCTGCCGGATGGAAAATAACAAAATGGCTGACTGGTAAGCCTAAGAAAAAGAAACTATCCCCGGTCTATAAAGTGCGTGAAGATGAAATACGCATCTCAGAAGAAAGTGCCCTTCCGATAGTTTATGGTCATTGTAAAGTCAAAGGACAGAATATATACAGGGAAGATACTATTGCCTCAGTATATGACCTTGCAGTGGCTTTTTGTGAGGGAGAAATTGAGGAAATTGAGGATATAAGAATAGATGGTATGCCTCTTGATAAATTTACTACATTTGCTGCTACACTATATACAGGCACAACAACACAAATCGGTGATGATAGATTTAAAGAAGGTGTTTTTAATCTTGTACCGACAGACGATGCTTATGCCGATTCAGGTTTCCCCGACACAGCATTTCATTGGGAATATGCGAATCAGGAATTTATTGTAAAGGAACTTCATGTAAAAATTTCTGGCGGTTCTGAATTACTTCGTTCTTATTTACGCTATGATTTAAGTGAACTTCCGGGCAATCTTACAATAGATTCCGCAGAATTAAAAGTAATGACAAGATATACACATACTGATGGTGCAATATCGGTATGGACAGCAGCAACAGCCTCGGATTGGGCTGAGAATACTTTAACGTGGAATAATAAACCTGCCGATGATGCGAGTGCGGTTGACAGCAGTCAATCCTTATCAGTCAATAATAAAATAGTTACTTTTAACTTAAATACTGCTGCAAAAACTTATCTTACAACAGCCTACCAGAATAATTCTTTTGCCACATTATTTTTAAAGAGTCCGGGTACGAATGTCTATGTGACTTTTGCTTCGACAGAATCGGAATATATGTCCCCGACACTTGTTCTTCATTTCTCAGGCGGTGAAGCCTGCGGTTTTAGAAATACCGCATACATAGCTTGCACGATTGATACTACAGATGAACGTCTAACAAATGCATTTAATCCTGAATTTACCGCCTACATAAAAGGACGCAAAATAAAAGTATGGGATGCCGTAAACAGTGATTGGAATGTTGAATACAGCACAAATCCGGCATGGATAATATTTGACCTTTTAACAACAACCAGACTTGGACTTGACTTGACTTCCGATGATCTGAATGTAGATTCATTTAAAACTGTTGCTGCTTACTGCGATGTTTTAATATTGAATTTGGATAACAAATATGAAAAGCGTTTTGAGTGCAATATCGTTATTGATGATCTGGATAATATTAAAACTTATCTTGAAGATATCCTTACAACATTTGGCGGTTTTCTCTATAGTAAAGACGGTAAAATACATCTTGGCATAGAAAAAGCCGAATCCGTTGATGCTGATTTTGCCCTCGATATCAATAATATCATTGCCGGAAGTTTCTCATATTCACAGATACCGAAGGATAAAATCCCGAATGTTGTTAAAATACTTTACACCGACCCTGAAAAAGATTTCAGAAAAGTATTTCTCCGTGTTGACGATGAGATTGATATAGCGGAACGTGGAGAAGTTATAAAAGAGATACCCTGTTATGGTATTAATAGTCGCAGCCAAGCCTCCCGAATAGCTAATCATATTCTCTGGAAAGGCAAACTCGCTCAATACGCTTTCAAATGCCGTGTATCAATCAATCAATGTCATGTACTGGTAGGTGAACTTTGTGAAGTAACTCATACCATACCGAATTGGACATCAAAGAAATTCCGCATTGTAAGTACAGATGAAAATCTAAATGATGAAATAGAGATAGTGGGTGAGGAATATGTTTCATCATTATACGGTGATGAGGGTATTGTTTCGGGTTATGATGAAATACCGGTTATAGAGGATTGGACAGAATTACCGCCAGCAACAGGTTTAACCCTGACAGAAACTTACAAAATGAATGATGACGGTACATATCAGCCTCAGATTAATGTGGCATTTACAATACCTGATTATGTGCTCGGAAAGGATAAACTTGAATTTTATGTATGGTGGCGTGCTTCTGCTGATGCCTATTCAGTATCTCGTTTTGTTTGGGCAACAGGCTCACCTATTAAAATAGACGTTCCCGGAGCCGGTACTTATTATGTAAGAGTACAGACATTTGTTTATCAGCCATGGGATATTATGATGCGAACTACAGATGCACCTGAAGATTCCATCGCAATAGTCGGTCTTGGCTTAGGGGTAATACCCGCACCTCATGGTTTTGTATGGTCTGTAGCGGATAGTAAGGCTGCGTGGACAACAGGTATTATAACATACAAGGGTGTTAAATATGAAATCAATTCAGGGGCAACGGCAGCTCCATATATCTATTTTGATAGAAATGTAGATATAGATGATTTACTACCAAGCGTTACAAGACCCGCCGCAAGTATAGATATGTTTGTGATGGCTTATTATGATTCTGTAACGGGTACTGTAGAGCCAGCCCTTAGCGGGAAAATTATACATGCGGGTTTATTGCAAGCTCATTCTATTACAGCAAATGAAATTACTACAGGGGAATTGATTACAGAAACGGCACAGATAAAAAATGCTATACTAACAGACGCTAAAATAAGCGGTACAATAACAGTTGGACATACTGATGCAAAATGTACCGACCCGGATGCTGACCAAACCTCAGTTAATACGGCGACCAATACAGCAAAAGTGCAAGGGTATACTATCATTGAGGGTGGTTATATAAAAACGGATTATTTGACTGCTAATAATATAGTGACTGGAACTCTTACCGGGAGAACAGTACAAACGGCAGCAAGTGGAAAAAGAGCAATAATGAGCGGTGCTGATGGTCTTTATTACGTATATAACACCGATGGTTATGAGATAGTAAGACTTGGATATGCTCTTGAGGAAGGTTATTTAAGAATACAAGATTATCCTGCTAATGATATAGTAACTATAAATAGTGGTAATCTAATAATTCAAGCCAATGCTGTTGGTCATCGTTTCACAATGAAACTTGATACCGTAGCCAAAGTATATATTGATAGTGATGGTGATATTTGGACAGCAAAGGATTTGGATGTTGACGGTAATATTGCCTGCGCTGGTACTGTTGATGGTGTGAATATTTATGCGCATGCTCATAGTGGAGCGGGACAAGGAGGAACAGTTGATCATGGTTCTCTTGATGGCATCGGTGAAGATGACCATCATGCCGAAAGCCATACTATTGCATCCCACTCCGACCAAGTTGCCCATGACGATATGGTACAATCGTATTCTACTTTTACTGCACAATTCACAGCCACGGATTTCTCATTATTTACACTTACCGTAGAAGATGGAGTAATAACGAGTCACGTGCAGGACACTTAAAAGGAGACATTTTTCGATGTTGGTGTTAAGAGAATATTTTATAACAAGCTGGGTCATATAGATGTAGATGAAAATACATAATTCACAAAAATGGGATATTTATAATATGATAACTGATAAACTTATAAACCGTAGAATGAAACTTGCTGAAGTTGAAGCAAATTTATTCAGATTTAGCGAACGTAGAATCGCTTTGATTAATCAGATAACAATACTTGAGGAAATAATTCAAGAAGATAAAATAAAACAGAAGGAAAAAGAAAATGCCAAGACAGACACTGGGGGAGCGAATAGCAATTCTTGAAAGAGAAATTGTTGGAAGCTTCGAGAATATAAATGAAAAATTAGACAATCATCTGGCAACACACCGAGAACGTGAAAAGATTTTCTGGTACATAATAATTGCATTAATCGGTGTGATAGGTAGCGGATTAATAAAATGAAATCTATAATTAATATAAAACGTGTTATATCTGATAATGAAGCTACACAGGGCATATTATATATGCCAGGATATGCATGTTATACGCTTGAAAGACCATGGCTAAGTAATAAACCATTTATATCCTGCATACCAGCAGGTGAATATTGGGCTGAGAAATATCAGTCATCCAGATTAAATAAACAATTAAAAGGATGGGCTATCAATATAAAAAACGTTCCTGATCGCTTAAAAATTGCAGTGCATATAGCAAATAAAGTAGGGGAACTTGAGGGTTGTATAGCTGTGGGGCAATTCAAGAATGGTACAGATAACATGCCCGGAGTATTTGAGTCAACGGATGCTATGCGAGAAATACTTGCATTGTTACCGGATAAATTTCAAGTAATAATTGAAAACGTATTTAAGGAGAATTAAAATGAAAGCATGGATTATTCAACTTTTAATTGACAATATTGTTCCAGTTATCTTAACAGCTTTACTTGGTACGGCTTTAGGCTTAAAGATAACAAAAATTCTTGATGCTATTGATACTATTTCAGACGCATTGGCTGATGGAAAAGTATCAAAAGATGAATGGAAAGATATTCGTGATAGGATAAAAGCTATAATTGGCAGGTAAATAATGCTTGCAAGAATTAACAAGCCTTACGAACAAGATTCTCCAGATGATATTAAATCATTTAGAAAGATATTGCGGGAGAAATTCAAAATCTTTCTTGAGCGCAGAAAAAAGTATGGTAATCATCTTGAGAATGCCAGGCGATTTCCGAGAGAAAATATTAGCGGTCTGTATTTGAAATGTGTCCGTATTATTAGAATGATTGAAACTGGACAAGAAATTGATAAAGATACACTTATTGATTTAGGTGTTTATTCCTGTTTAATATTGTCATCAAGGGAGAATGAATGCAAGTAGTTTACATAAGTGGTGCTTATCGTGGAAACAAAAAGCCAGATACTATTTATGAGAACATTTACAAAGCGAGGTTGGTAGCAAAAAAATATTGGGCAAGAGGATATGCTGTTATTTGCCCGCATCTTAATACAGCATTTATGGATGGTGCATGTGAAGATAATACTTGGCTTGATGGTGATTTAGAACTTCTGAACCGTTCTGATATAATAGTAATGCTTCCTGAATGGGAACAAAGTGAAGGTGCTGCTTTAGAGCATAAAGAAGCAATGATACTTGGCAAGAGCATAATCTATGAGAAAGAAAATGGAAACTGTAGTTAAACTTAATGACTTGCATGTTCCGTTTGAAGATAAAAAAGCTGTGCGATCCGCATTTGATTTTTGTTCTTATGTAAAACCAGATATAATTGTTACAGATGAATGGCACGATTTTTACAGTAGTATACTTTGCCATTCTTAGGGAAAGATGCCCGGATTCCCGTATAATTCATGTTGAGAGTAATCACATGAAGAGATTAAAGAAATTTATACGGGATAAGGCACCAGAACTCGACTGCCTTCGCGCACTCCAGATAGAAAATCTCATCAGGTTCAAGAAGTACCATATTGAGTATATCAAATTCTTTGTATACAAAGGCGTGATATGGAAACACGGAACGAGGATTAATAAGTATTCTGCATATACCGCAAAGAATGAATATGAAGATGAGGGTATGTCGGGTGCTTCTGGTCATTCACATCGTATAGGATTGCATTGCAGGACAAAGCGTGGCGGTGTTTATGATTGGATGGAATGCGGTTGTCTATGCGACTTGCACCCGGAATACTTAGAGGGAAAGATTGCCGATTGGCAACATGGGTTCGGACTTGGTATATATAGTAATGATAGTTATATACTCCATCCCATGAGAATGAAAAATTACGAAATAATATGGAAAGATACATTAAGAAAAAATTGATTAGCTCGCCCACCATGTGTGGAAGGAGTTGGAGTTTCGATAGCTGTACTCTACCCATAAAACAGCTACCATTATCATAACGAAAAATGCTTTTAAACCGTTGCTTTTCGTTACCATAAAGAAATAGAAAATGATAAAAAAATCTAAAGATAAAGCATCAGGACGTTGGATGATGGAAGATATGTCACTTGTTGTATTAGGCGAGGGACTTACCATAGAAGATGCTATAAACAAATTATGTGATAATATGAGAAACGTTTTAATTAAGAGTAATAAACGTGGTACTCTCGATAAGATACTGGATGATCAGAAGGAATAAAATCTTATGTTGCTAAAGCAGATACTTTTCAGACGGTTTCAGGCACTTTTCCCCTATAAAATGTTGCTAATTTGTATTTTCAGAAATAATATTACTTGTTCAATAATAGAAAGTTAGTTATATTGTATGAGTGTTTGTTATACTAAAAATAATAGTATATAATAAACAATAAGTTACAATGAGAATATACTTTACTTTGGCATCATTCCAAGCAACATAACTCATTTCCTTAATAAATATATGAAAATTATCCAATCCAGAAAAGAAGATTATGCTTGAATTGAATAAAATATACTGCGGTGATTGTCTGGATTTGATGCCGGAGATTGATGATAAAAGTATTGATTTGATTATATCTGATACGCCTTATAATATTAAAAAAGCTGATTGGGACAGAATCCCGAATTATATAGAATGGATGGGCAAAATATTCAAAGGATATGAGAGGATATTAAAAGACAATGGTTCGTTTTATCAATTTCACAATAAGATGCCTATTATAGCAAGACTTATGATTTGGCTTGAAGATAATACAGATTTTGTTTTTAAACAGTTTATAACATGGAATAAACGATTTGATAATTATTGGAATCAACTAAATGCTGTAATTATGGAAGATTTGAGGAATTATTCTAAACAATGTGAGTACCTTTTGTTTTATGTATTTCAAGATGAAACAGGATTAGAAAAAATAAAGTCCAAATATGAAAGTTTTATTACAATAAAAAGGTATCTTAATAGAGAAAGAGAAAAATACGAAAAAAGAAATGGAAAAATAAAAGATATTTTAAAATGGACGAAACATCAACATTCTTTTATACAAGGAAAAGGGTTTAGTTTTCCAACAAAAGAAACCTACATGGAATTGCAAGCAAAAACGGGTTTTTTTAAGAAATCTTATGAAAAATTGTATTGTGAATATAAAGATTTACGTAGAGAATATGAGGATTTGCGTAGAGAATATGAGGATTTGCGATATACATTTAACAATCAAAAAACACATCATTCTGTTTGGAATTATGAGATAGCCGAACGCAATGAGCATAAAACACCGAAGCCGATTGATTTAATAAAGAACATAATTCTACATAGTACAAATGAGGGTGACTTGGTATTTGATGGTTTTATGGGTTCAGGCACAACGGCAGATGCTTGTAAAGAATTAAATAGAAATTTTATAGGATTTGAGATAGCCAATAAACGTATAAAACAAGAACGTCAACAACTGAAATTAGAATTTGCATAACTATTTCCTTATCCCGATATCAATCGTCTTCTCAACCTCCCCGTGAGCATAAATCTCGGTCGTTACTACAGATGAATGTCCCAGCCAAAGTTTGATTTCCCATAAACTAACACCATTTTTCGATGCTTGACTCACAAAAGAGTGTCGGAGCGAATGGAGATGCAATGATTCAGGCAACTTCGCTTTGTTCATATACCTTTTCACCATCAGCGATACGCTCTGAGGTTTTAATATCCCGAATGGTTTCTTTGACTGATTCCTTTTCATAAACCACTCAAAATCTTCTCTGATTTCAGACGGTATCGGTAATTTCTGTTTCTTTAAATCGCTACCCTTATTATTAATAACCTTAAAACAGTTATTCTTAAGGTCGATGTCCTTACGTTCAATGTCCAATATCTCACCACGCCGCCGGCCGGTGAAAATATAAATGTAAATTAGTCTGCGGTATGCCTCTTTTTCACCTTTCAATACTTCCATAAACCTCGATAGTTCTTCTTCATTGAGATATTTCTGCTTGTTTCTACTGTCCTTTAACCGCTTGAATTTACGAAACGGATTACGCTCGATCAATTCATCGTCATAAAGCCGTTCAAACGTGGCGTGTAGATATGCACAGTATGTATTTATAGAGTTCGGGCTCCTGTTTTGATAAAACAAATAATCCTGAAGCTGATTTACATCGGCACGCTTCACATCTGAATATAAATAATCTTCACCTAATAGTTCTATGAGTTTAGATAATGAATACATATATAATTCAATAGTGTTATTTCTGACACCTTCACGTATTAACCTGTGTCTCAGGTCTACCTTGAGGGAGATAAGCGATTTTTGAGGCACTTCTGACGTTTCTGGGGCATTTATGGAGAGTTTCTGAACCAGTATTTCAAGAGCTTGGCTTTTTGTGTAATCTGAAACTGTGAGATTGAGCTTGCGACATGATCCCTGAATACGTCCTTCATCTGTGTACCATGAGAACCACCAGAATCGAGAGTTCTTGCGCTTAAAGAGAGAGGGTTTATTTTTCATCTAAAGTTTTATTATAAAGTATTATAGCTTTTCTCAAATGATATTCTGCTTTTGAACCCCTATAAAAATCAAGCATAGCCCAAGAAATTAAAATACCTAAACAAATATTTGAATTTGTATTATATCTTTCATATTTCAATGAGCTTTCTGGATAATCACCTCTTTTCTCCAACGAAAATATACCATATCCAAAAACCGATGAGACCATTACATATTCATATAATTTTGTTTTCATAAGATTATCATATTCTTTTAATTCAAATTGAGCTTCAGGTATATTTAAAGTTAATTCTTTTAATATTCCCCGACCTTTTTTATTGAAATAATATTCTTCACCCCTATAAATATAAGAATTTTTCTTTAAAATTATTTTCTCATCATATTCAATTTGTGGTTTTATTTGAGTTGTTATCGAACACCCACTAAAAAGCAAGCATATTATTATAAATCTTAAAATAATTTTACTTTTCATCACTCTCACCCCCATTAATAATACTATAATTCCTGATTATTTTTTTTATCTTTACTAAATCTACTAATAACTTCATGAATTGTTTTTAAATCAGATTCATTTAAAGAACATATAATTTTCAATATTCTATAGCGAATCATATTATCTACATCGCCTTTATTTTCCTCAAGATGTTTATATTCTTCAATACAATATTTACAGATAAGTTTACCACCCGGATATTTCATAAATAAATATGACGATATTTCAAATATTTCCGCAAATTTTTCAATAGTTTTCTTATGCGGTTTTTTTCTTTTCCCTTGTAATAATTGTGAAATATAACCCGAACTGCAACCATATAATTTAGCTAAATCCACGCCAGTCATATCTTTTGTTTTCATCCATGACTTAAGGATGTCTTTAAACAACATATTTGCTCACCTCCTCTTTAAGCAAACCATAATATATGCTATTATCTATATTTGTCAAGCGTTTTCTTTATTATTAAGCAATATTTTAACATTTGCTCATAATATATCTTGACAAGGTATAAAATTGTATATATTATTAGAGCAAACATAATAAGCAAACAACTTTGTTCTTTAAGCAAACCGGGGGATAATATGAGAAAGGGCAATGTATTAGATGCCGAGGAAAAAGAAAAAATCAGAAAAATTATGAGTGCAACAAATAGAGATTGCCGAACACTTTCAAGAGAATTGGATGTCGGCTATTTTCAAATTTATAATCCCTTAAATAATCGCACAAAATGTGGAATAGAAACTGCGAAGAAATTAAGGGATTTTATTTGTCGTAATAGAAAATTCATTTAAGGGATACCATTAAAGAAAATTGAAATTCACTTAAGATTATTATGACAGATAAATCACCACAATCCATCACTAAAAACTTCCGCAAAAACATCGAGGTATAAATGAAAGCCGTTGACATCCATACAAAAGAAGATTGGCTCAATATCATACGGTTGCAAGGTGAGTATAATGATTTTGATTTATCACAAATGCTTGCGGCTCTAATAGGAAAAAAGTATGAGCTCAGGCAATTAAAAAAAGCATTCCCACAATTAGTTGAAGCTATAAAAGAATACAAGAAAAATGGATAATAATAATGATAGCAATTGAGCAAAAATTCTTATCAATCCCAGAGGTTGCAGTAATAGTAGGCTTATCTACCCATACTGTCCGCAATCATTTTAAACAAAATCTTATCGAGGGTGCATTCAGGCTTGCTAACGGACATATCAGAATCCCGGTTGACTCCGAATATTTCGGAAATGGGAAAAAACAGAAACCTGTTCCAGAGCCACGTAAATTCAAAACAAATTATGAGAGGGCAATGTATTTGAAGGATTATAAAGGAGGGATGTAAAATGAACCAAGTAGAATATTTATCAAAGGCATTAGATATTGTCGGTGATTCTGTAAACGGTGATAAGTCATTATCTGAAACAAAGAAACATGACCTTTTTAAAATTGGTGCATGGATTATTAAAAAAATCATTCAATTGTACATAGGCCACTACTGTCCTGATTTCAACCACACTCTTTTAACCGATGAAGCCGGCATAAAATCATACGAACGGATTTATATTCAGGATAGCCTCCATTTGACAGACGGTTATTATGAGCATTATGAGTTTTCAAGCAATATGTTCATAGCCACACTGGTTGATGCATACAATATCTTGACTGAGAGAAAGATAAAAAAAGCAATCGGTGATGATGAAATGGAAGAGATTCCGGAGGATTGGATAAAAAAAGGAGAGAACGATGGAAACGAACAAAATAGCAAATGTAGAGGCTAAAAAGAAAATTAATTTAGAAGAACTTAAAAAGAAACTGCATGAGTCTTTTGATAAAATGGCTTACGGCTCGGACAATTCAAGAGGTTTTAAGCTTACCACTCTGGATGCCTATTATGTTATCGAGAGGCTCAATAATGTATTCGGTTTATGTGGCATAGGATGGGGTCTTGATGTAAAGGAATGGATACTCGGCAAAAAGGAACTTGTGGTTTTGGCGGAACTGTGGTTCATGATTGACAGTGAGAAGCATGCAGTTTCTTGTGAGGGCGGAAAGCATATAGTCACCACAAAAACAGGTCATACATGCGTTGCTGATGCCTACAAAGGAGCAAGAACGAACGCAATCTGCAAGGGTGCAAGCTTTCTCGGAGTAGGTCTCGATGTTTACAAGGGTGAATATAAAGGGGGAAACTTACCGCCAACCGGAACTTCACCCCCGAATAATCCATCACCTAAACAATCTGGTGATGGCAAAATAACCGAGAAACAAATAGGTGCTATCTATGCGATATTCGACAAGAACACAGTCAGTCGTGATAACGCAAAAAGAGCGGTTTCTGCCTTTCTATACCATGACGTAGACAGCATGAAAACTTTAACGTCAAATGAAGCCTCAAAAGTTATTGATTATATCCAGGATTCAGTGAACGTCACAAACCTTTTAAAGAATGTATTCCCTGATCCAGAAGAAACAAAAGAACCTGTTCCCAAAAACAATAACATCCCAGAAGAAGAACCAGAATTTGAGGATGACTTACCCTTCTAAAAGGAGTAATAATGTCGAACATTAAAGCTCATACCCGATATTCCACGCAGGACGGCACAAGAGTTCCGGGCGTTACCACGGTTGTGGGACAACTTGGATGGGACAAAAATGCACTAATAGCTTGGGCGAGACGTGAGGCTCTTGCAGGAAACGATCCTAATAAAATCAGGGATACTGCCGCCAACATCGGCACACTCACCCATTACATAATTGAATGTCATATCAAAGGCATTGAGCCGGACCTGAGTGATTATTCCAAAAATGATATTGATAAAGCCGAGAATGGATTTCTCGGTTTCCTTGATTGGGAGAAAGATAATAAACTTGAATATATTGATAGTGAAATCAAAGTTGTCAGTGAAAAATATAAATATGGTGGTACTCTTGATTTGATTGCAAAGAAAAATGTTTCCTTCTGGCTGGTGGATTTCAAGACAGGGAAAGGTATTTATCCCAATCATAAAATCCAAGTGTCCGCATACGCTAAGGCTTATACAGAACAAACAGGCAATAATATTAAAGAAACATATATACTACACCTAAACAGAGAAACAGGTGCATTCGCTTATCACAAGCTGAGCAAGGATGATATTTCTAATGGTTGGCTTGTATTTAAACATTGCCGTGAATTATACGAACTCGAAAAGAACTTTAAATAACAATTCTTCTCATCTCCCCTAAAGGAAACCATAACGAGAAGAAAATGCGGGGCTGTTGTAGGTGCAACTCACAGGTAGCAAAAAATGAGCAAAGAGTAGGCTATTTAATCTATCAGGTGGACTGGAGCGAAAGCTGAGAAGGGTTGAAGCCCGATAGAATGGACAGTGAGGGTAAAAGGCCAGACACCAGACAGCCCTGCAGAAAAGGACAATAAGATGTCAAGATTGATAAAAATAGGTGACAAATGGATTAACCCAGAGAAAGTCCATGCTGTTTTAGAAGACCATAATATACCAGCGGGTGCAATCATCTATACTTCTTCAGAAGATGGTTATTACATTAATGACAATATTGATAATGTTGTCTCAATAATCAATGCTTATCTGGAAAAAGAGGAGGGAAAATAAGATGTCAGTATCAATTTTAGAAGCTCTTCAAGGAGCAGAAATCAATCTGACTAAGAATAGCAATATTCAGTCTGCAGTAATAATTGGAAGAAGTCAACTTCATAATGCTGCAGTATTATTAGAAAAAGGATACAGTATTTATGATGAAGTTGAACCTTTACTTGAAAAATATGGTGATATAGAAAATGTACCTGAGAAAGAGGAGGGACAATAAGATGCATCCTCAAATTGAAGAAAGAATAAAAGAGTATCACTTTTGGGCTGAAGAGATTAAAAAACTTGATAAAGTCTGTTACAAAATGGATGAAATAAAGCAGGAATTAGAAAAAGTTAATGAATTTAGTTCAATGTTCTATTATACCTACATTTATACTTTATCAGTTTATGTTTATATTGAACATCCGAAGTATATCTCGGGTGTACTCAAAATATTTCACAAACACTTGGGTAAGATAAAATATCGAGACATAAAAACAAGCGAGAAGAAGTTCAACTTTAAGTTTGATAATGTTGATTTAGACATCAGGCTCATTGGTGATTCTTGCAAACTTGTTAAGATAGGAGAGAAATCCATTGATGTGTTTGAATTAAAATGTAGTAATGGTAAAGAAGCGGTCATTGATGAAAAAGAAATGGAAAAGCTCGGTGTTAAATAATTGAAATACCCAAATCCTATCATTAATTGAGAGGGCAAATCAAATGATTAACTTGCATACGAGAAAATCTATAGGTGATAAAGCCGGTGAAAGAAGTATTTATGTGGTGGAATATAGAAGTGCTGGTAAATGGTGCCATGCAAATTGGGCTAATGATATTTATTCATCAACACATAAAGGAGCTGTAATCCTTAAAAACAAGGTGTATAAAGAGTTTAAAAAAGCAAACAGAATATGGACACGCAAAGACTTTCGGGTAGCCTTATATGTTCGGGCTGAAAGGGAATGATATGAGCACAAAAATACAATGGTGTGATGAAGTATGGAATCCAGTAACAGGATGTACAAAGATACGTGAAGGCTGTCAAAACTGCTATGCAGAGCGGATAGCTCATCGTTTCATAAGGATTGGCACACATGCAAAGCATAATATTGAAAATTATGATACAATGGATTTTAACGATGTTCTATTGCATTATGACCGTTTAGAAAAACCGTTGCATTGGAGAAAACCTCGCAAAATATTTGTGTGTTCAATGGGCGATCTGTTTCATAAGGATGTGCCGTTTGATTTCATAGAGAAAGTATTTGATACTATTTTTGATTGTTCATTCAAAGAATTGTGTATGGCGCCGGGTTATTATCATACTTTTATAATATTAACAAAACGACCTGATATGGCAATTAAATTCACAGAATACATGAAATCTAATAGAAGAAATACATGGTTCAATAATCTCTGGCTCGGCATCTCAGTCTCCACACAAAAAGACCTTGATGAAATGATACCGATTCTTTTACAGATACCGGCAAGCAAGAGGATTGTGAGTGTTGAACCATGTTTATCAAATATTGACTTGACTTCTCACAAGCTGAGTTGGGTAATCTGTGGTTGCGAATCAGGACAGAATCGCAGGCATGTAGATATAGACTGCATAAGGAATTTAAGAGACCAGTGTATTGATGCTGGTGTCCCTTTTTTCCTGAAACAAATGGAAATAAACGGGAAAGTGATTCACATGCCAGAACTTGACGGGCATATATATGCAGAATTTCCGGAGGATTAAAATGAGAAAATTATTACCACCTAAAAATTACAGGTCAACAAAGGGTCATACGTGCTTTCGTTGTAAATATACGAAATTCAGAGGAATCGGCGAAGAATATGATTGCGAAAGAGATGAGACTATTACTTTTGACCACGATGATAACGATATCCATTATTCAACTTGCGATCGCTTTTCAAATGATAACTGTTAAAGAAGGGAAATAGTCCGTAAAACCAATCACAGCATAAGTTAGCGGTAGTCTATTCCTTCCTACCGCAATAGAAAGGCAACAAGATGAAATGGACAAAGACAAAACCTGAGAAATCTGGGCATTATTGGTATAAAAAACATAAAGATGACAACCCTTATGTAATACGAATATGGAAATTCAAACAGTATAACGGTTACTTCTCAACCAAACCGATACCTGAGCCGAAGGGTTATGAAGATGAGTAAAGATAACATACCAACATTTACTGTTAATTTAGACCAAAAATGTGTGAGATGTCATGATGGTGGTGCTACAAAAAGCGGTTTGTGTCTTAAGTGTATTCGCAAAGCACTGAAAAATGGGGAGTATGACCATGAGCTTAAAAAGCTTCGGGATAAAACAAAGAAAGAAATAAACAAATGACAGACCATAGCTACATAGTATTAGGATACGTTTTAAATTCATTTCTGTTTCTGGTATGCGGAATACTTTTTGGCATTGGCATAGGCTTTATGATATGGGGTTGATAATAGATTATGCTGAATAGTGAAAAAATAATATATGACCTCTGTGCCGGTACGGGTGCATGGACAGAAGAATATCTAAAAAATGGTTATGATGTCCGGAGAATAACATTGCCTGAGAATGATGTATATGATTTAAAGCCGCACGCAGGAGTCTATGGAATATTTGCATCTCCAGATTGTACTCAATTTTCGATTGCCAGAAACGAAAAAACCGCAAAGAAAAAGCGAGACTTAAGAGAAGGTATGGAGTTAGTGATAGCTTGCTTAGATTTTATTTGGGGATGCAGATATTTAAGTAAACTTCAATTCTGGTGTTTAGAAAACCCAAGAGGATTTTTGAGACAATTATTGGGCAAGCCATTTTTCACATTTAAGGCTTATGAATATGGTGATTTGTGGGTTAAAACAACTGACTTATGGGGATATTTTAAAATACCAAAAAAAAGAATTGTCGGGGATTTATTAAAACCATTAATAGATAGAGATAGAATAAAGAGAAGTCTTGTTAATTTAGACTATCATACAAGAAAAGAAGCACGAGCAATCACACCGCCAGGCTTCTCAAGAGCATTCTTTGAGGCTAATACATAATGCTTGAGATAAATAAGACTCATAAGGTAGATGCAAGAGTAGGGCTGAGATTATTGGATGACGAGTCAATAGACTGCGTTATTACGTCTCCGCCCTACTGGTAAATGGGGACTCAGGGATTACGGACTTGAGCCGCAGATATGGGATAACCTCAATAATAACAATAGTGGTCCGGACTGTGAGCATGAATGGGGAAATCAACAATTAAGGCCAATTAATCTACAAGCCGGAAATCCAGAATTTAAAAGGGGATGGCGTGAGAAAGCAACAAATAAGAATAGTTCACAAGGTCAATTCTGTATCCACTGTAACGCATGGCGTGGTAGTCTTGGACTTGAACCTACATTCCAACTCTACATCCAGCATTTGAAACAGATATTCGTAGAGGTAAAACGAGTGCTGAAGAAAACGGGCTGTGTATTTGTGAATATTGGAGACTCGTACGCTGGTAGCGGTAAGGGCGCATGGGCAAATAAGGACGTGCAAAAAGAGGTATATGTACCTGACAAGAAACCATATCAAGAAGAATCTATTCCCGCCAAATCTCTCTGCCAGATACCCGAACGCTTCACACTCATGATGACAGACGAACTTGGATTCATTAAACGGAATACAGTTGTATGGTGGAAACGGAACTGTATGCCCTCGAGTTCAAAATACAGATTCACTGTTGACTGGGAGCCTGTTTACTTTTACACAAAGAGCCAGAAATATTATTTTGAACAGCAGTTTGAAATATCTAAATGGGGAAACGAATGTTGGAGTAAAAAGGGAAGTGGACCAGGCACACCCTATGAAGAAAATAATCCACGAAAAAGATGGGGAAATACCAGACAAGAGATAGTATCTGGGGAAGCTAACGAAAAATATGGGCAACGTAATAAACGCTGTGTCTGGGATATACCAACTCAACCATCAAATTACGATTTCTGTGATAAATGTAATTCACTTTTTCAGGGTACTGATAGAAATTTGGTTGTTACTATTACTGTTATAGAATATGGTGAAGAAATAGAGAAACGTAAATGCCCTAAATGTGGTAGTACAGACGATTGGCTTGACCATTTTGCCGTATTCCCAGAGAAACTTATCACACCTATGATACTCGCAGGATGTCCAAAAGAGATATGTAATAAGTGTGGGAAGGCGAGAGAGAAGATATATAAGAAAACAGCTACAAAAGACTATACAGATTTCAAAAGACAGATACCCGAAGAACAATCGGTAAAAGGATATAGAAATACTGCGGATAAGGAAACTATCCCGAAAGAGTTTATTGACTACAGCGATTGTCAATGTGGCGCAGGATTCCATCCAGGACTTGTACTCGACCCATTCATAGGCTCTGGTACTACCGGCAAGGTAGCACTCGCATACGGCCGTAATTACATCGGCTTTGACTTGGGCTATGATAAGATGAGTAAGAAACGTACATCAATAGTACAATTAGAGGCGTTTATATAGAAGCCGAACTATCACAGATGAAAAGGGACTTTAAAAATGAATGAATACCCTACAGACGAAGAACTCGAAAAGATTAAAAACTGGGATTACAAACAATCACGGTCTTTAATGGACTATGTTAAATCATTATGGAAATGGCCTGATTGGGGATTTGAACAGCGAGACAGAACATATTGTTTACATACGGGTGGATCGTCAGGTAATGAGGACATAATCGGGGCATTGCGAGAGAATACTATGTTCTGGTTTATATGCTGGCAATTTAGTAAACGAGGCGGACATTATAAATTTGCGATACCGAAGGAAAACTTTAAATAACCCTGACAAATTAAAAAATAAGTGGTGAAATCTTAAAAGTGCCTACAGGATGGCACAGTCGCAGAAACCGTAAACATTTTAATCATCATACGGTTTCTATCCGGGACAGCACCACATTCAGTAGAGCGGGTGTGGTGCTTAGAAAAACAGTAGAAAGGATTGAGAAATGAAAACAAGCATATTTGTACAAGATTTAATGTATGTAATTAACAAACACGGCAAAGAAAATGACAGCAATACGCCTGATTTTATTCTCGCAGGTTATCTTGAAGCCTGTCTCGAAGCATTTAATAGGGCTACAAACAAGAGGAATAAAGATTAAACCCTTTAAAAGGATTCGAAAGGCTTTAAATGGCTACTAATAGATATGTGAATACTCACTTTTGGGATGATGAATATATAGAAAAATTAAATATATCAGAAAAGCTTTTATTCCTTTATTTAATAACAAATCCATTAGCAAATATTTGTGGTATTTACGAGATAACAAAAAAAAGAATGAAAGATAATACAGGATTAAAAACATCAATTATTGAAAAAACTTTAAATAAATTTCAGGCTGATAAAAAGGCATTTTATGTAAACAATTACATTATAATGAAAAATACTTTAAAAAATCAAAAACTAAATGATAACATGAGGCTTGGTGCTGAGAAAATTTACACTGAATTACCCGACTTTGTTAAGTTGTTTATAAATAATAATAAAGAGAACGCTTTAGAAGGGTTCGAAAGCCTTTCGAATGCTTTGAATAATATTAATATAAATAATAATATTAATTCTAATGTGAATATTAATGAGAATGAGAATAAAGAAGAAAAAAAATCACTCTCTCAAAAGATAAAATTTCTTGATGAAGTATTTTTAACACAAAAAGAATATGACGGATTAATTGAAGATTATGGGGAGCGAATGGTAAATGGAAAAATAGAAGATGCTGATGAATGGTTGGCTCAAGGTAATAGACGTAAAAATTATACGGATCACAATAAGATGATTAGAAAATGGTTAAGAAAAGATGGAGTAAATAAAATAGAGAAATATAAAGAACCTAAGCCGGAAAAAGAACAACCAATACCTGAGCCTGAATGGGTAAAAGAATTAAAATCTTTTCAAGAAGCATGTCCTAAATATTTTAAAGAGATTGATGAATATATTAATGTGTACTCATTAAACTCTTGGTTTAAACCACTTAAATTTATTAGCGAAACAGATAAATTAATATCACTTTATACACCCAAGCAATATATAGTTTCTTGGATTAATGAACATTATTCACCGCTATTGGAAGGTGTATTTAAAAAGGATTTTGTAATAAAAAGTGTCAACGATAACCAATAGAAACGGGGCTGTGGCGTTGAAAGAGACGCAAGCAGGCTGAGTCAGCTGGTCTTCATACGGGATTGCATGCTTACCGCTTTCTGCCAGCCCCAAAGAAAGGAAAGATGATGGATAGTGATAATGGATGTGTTAATTGCGGTGAGACAGATGTTCCTCTTGATGATAAAGGATGGTGTGAGCACTGTTTTATTGAACTTAAACGTCAAGAATATAGAGAAAAACAGCAAGAATATGCTGATAGATTAACAACAGAAAAATATAGAGATAGATATAAGCAAGGAGAATAAGATGATTAAAACAATAACAGCCAGTAAGGAGAAAGGATTAAAGAATGAGAAGAATATTACACATGGATTCCGATATACCATCTATATATTTCCCAATAGGCAAAATAGAGGATGGTGGTTCTTGTGAGTTTGCGACAGAAACTTGTATACTTAATTGTCCAAGCGGTATGATTAGTAATAAGCATGAGAAATATGCATTCTCATTCTTTAAAAAAAATGATGTTGAAAGGATATTTAATAAACTTTTGATGGATTATAATTATCTTGCTAATAGACCGTATAATGCTAAAATGATACAATGGTTTTGTTGGGGTGATTGTCCATCTTTTATGACAGAAAAAGTTGCAGATGTAATAAAAAGGATTGCAGAGTATGGTATTCCTCAATATGGCTTTACGAGAAATAAAAAGTTATGGGAAATACTTCCAAGTACAGACAGATTACATATAGGACTGACAGTGGAGAATTATAGTAAAGCATTAGGAATATCTAAAACCACAGATAAAATGATTGCTCATCCCGATTATGATACTTGGTACGCACAAATGATATTTCACGGGAAAGTCCGTTCACGGTGTAATGGTTGGTGGTGCGTAAATGAAATAGAAGAAAGAAACAGTGATTGTACAAGATGTCTTTCTCATGGAGAAGGATGTTATTATAGAGGAGATTGAGAAATGAAAATAACAATACTCGTGCCACACGAAATTGTACTGGCAAGGTGAAATCATCATTAAAGGGAGGTGACAATGGCACAGAATGAATTAATGCTACGGCTGATTAAAGATAATAAGATTGCGGGATATGAATGGCATAGATCTTATAAAGCCGTAAAAGACTCAGAAATAATTATTGTTCATGGCAAAGATATAGGCACCGAAAATCTATCAGGATGGAATATACTTGTCTATCCGGAATATCGTATTGAATATGATTCCTTTGAACAGGGCATTAAGATGCCAGACGGGACATGGTGGTTTGAAGGGGATTTATTTAAACATAAAAAGTATGGTTTCATAGGTGAGCTTGGATATGGTTCTTCTTACGGAGGTTTCTACTTTGATTGGATGAGCCATAATGAGGATGATGAAAACCTTTGTGTTGGTGATTACTTGGATTATCACGATGCAGGTTACTTCGATTCACTAAAAACTGTATTAAGATATGATAAAGAAAACCTTGAACGCATCTCCTCAATTCACGAGGAGATGAAATGAATCCAGTCCAGCGTACCATGAATTACCTGAGACAGCAAGAAGGTTGTATCTGTACCGTTGTTGAGAAATGGAATCAGTATATCAGGGCTGGTCATGGTGGACGGCAAGACCTCTTTGGCATAATTGATATTCTTGTTCTCGATCCTGAGCGTGGTTTTATCGGTATTCAAGCCTGCGGTACAGATTATGCAAAGCATCTCCGGAAATTAACAGAGGAACGTACACAGGAATGTATTGACTGGCTGAGTACACCGGGCGGTTGCCTCGAAGTCTGGGGATGGCGAAAGGTGAAGTTACATAGAGGTGGCATAGCTAAGAGGTGGAGTCCGAGAATAAGGGTTTTTAAACTGGAGGAGTTTAGATAATGGGCAACATTAAAGACTATGAAAGAATCGATGATGAGGATAATACACCTATTGGTGCAGTTTGTAAGAAATATGATCTTCCTCATTTAATAGGAAATCTTTTTCATAATAAATCAAATGAAATAATAGTTGACCGTATAAAAGTCTTCTCAGAGTGGGCTGAAAAGTGGATAAACGGTAAAATGGAGTTTCAAAAACACGTTGGCAATGTCGGATATGGTTATAAATACGACTTTAGAAATATGATAGTACCTGTACCGGAAGAACAAATAGTAATATCACTTATAATGCAGCTCAGGAAAGAAGGCAAAACGCATCTACAGATAGCCGGAGAATTGAATAATAGACGGATTAAACCAAAATATACGGATAAATGGAGTCAGGGACAAGTGAGAGGCATTTACTGGAGAAATAAATAATTGTATTGGCTAATATCAGAAAATGAAAATCAGAAAGGATGAAAAAATGAAAGTAAAAATTAAAGATTTAGAACCTAATCCATTCAGAGATATTGAGAATTATCCTATCGATGAAATGAAAGTCGAAAACCTTGTTAATTCTATTAATGAAACTGGTTTTTGGGAAAATATTCTTGCCCGTAAAAGAGACGGCAAAATCCAAATTGCTTATGGTCATCACAGATTACAGGCACTTCAACAGATTTATGCTCTTGGTGATGAAATTGATATTCCAGTTAAAGAGCTTGACGATGCCACAATGCTCAAAATAATGGCTAATGAGAATTATGATGCATGGGGAACGAATACAAAAATACTGGATGAAACGGTTAAAGTAGCAAGAAAATTTCTAAATGAAAATAAAAAATTCTTCCTTGGGGAAGAAAAATATAATTATTCAAAAGAGGCAAAAAGAATAGCTTCATTTTTTGGAAAATCATGGAGCGAAAAAGCTATTTATTATTCCATTGAACGCCTGAAATTGCAAGAATCCGGTGAACTTGACAAAGAAGCTGTTGAATTATTTGATAAGCCCACCTATGCAAAACGCTTCACAGATACTATGAAAAAGGAAAAAATAACAGATAAACCAACCCAACAGAAATTAGCAAAGAAAATTATTGACAATGATGATTTCAGTGAAGCTGGAATGAAAATCACGGTTGCAGAAGAACGGCTTGGTGAAAAAGAAAGTAAACAAAAAAAAGAACTTATTCTATTCGAGGATATAATCAGTAAATGTACAAAACAGATAAGTGATTTAATTATTAATCTTGAAGAAATAACCAAATTCAAAAAGACTTTCAATTCAAGCCAATATGATTCATCTATTCAGAAATACAATTTTATGGTTCATATAGAAAAACTCATTAAAGTATCAATGGAATTGTTAAAAAAGGAGAAGTAAAATGTCCAAAAAAAAGAAATTACCAGTTGACCAATCAACAATTAATATTCTTTTGCGTGAATATGCAAATGAAAATCATTGGTCATATATCGAAGAACTTGCCGAAGAAGTATATGGTAGAGCAAGACGTATATCAATAAAAGCTAATTGTAAAGGTGTAAAAAATGCTTTGCCTAAAATCAGAAAAAACTTATCTAAAAAAGGTTTTTTGCTAATTCCTCAAAAACAAAGAGGGAAAATTATTGCCATTAAAATAGCAAAACCTGAAGATAAAGTTGAAACTGGAGATGAATTGGAAGCAAGTCAGAAAAGAGTTATACAATCCAAAAACCTATTCACAAAAAAAGTACAAATTACTATGCAATTAAATCTATTGCCAGAATTTGACCAACAGAAATTTTTAATACCATAATCAAAAGCGGGATATGATGAATGAGATAATCATTTGTTATGTCCCGCTCAGAAAAAGGAAATAATGACAAAACCTGAATTAAACATACAGCAAGCTTCGGCGTTTCTCATAACATCACGCCTCAAGCATATCGTCAATGCAGAGCTTCTGGATATGGGGATCTTACCTCAGCTTATCAATATACATGAACTTATTCCCTACGTGCCCATTCGGAATATACTCATTAAACAGGAATTTAAAGAGCGTCAAGATAATAAAGAAAAGGCAAATAAGATCTGCTGTGATATAGCCCTCAAATACAACCTCGAATATAAAACCATCGAAAGTATTGTTTATTCTAAATAAAACATCCTGTGTTTATACAGGATAAAATTACCCTATCTCAAGCGTATATTATATAACAAGCAAAGAAACAAAATACGCCTTCAAATTGTTTCCTTTAGGGAGAGTCAACGGTTTTGTTATTTAGCTTATTATCAGGACGTCCTGTATATGCCATATAAACCAAAGAAAGCATGTTGTTACCCACGATGCAATAAACTCGTTAGATTAGGACATACCTATTGTGATGAACACCAGAAGCAATATGAACATAAAAGAGGTACAGCAACACAGCGTGGCTATACATACAGATGGAATAAAGCCAGGATTCTATTTCTTAACCAGTACCCACTCTGCACTATGTGTAATGAGCCGGCAACAGTTGTTGATCATATCATACCTCATAAGGGCAACGAACAGCTCTTTTGGGATGAATTGAATTGGCAAAGTTTATGTACTAAATGTCATAATAGAAAGACTATGAAAGAGAATAAATGACCACGAGTTTTAAAAGAGGACATTTGATTATTTATGAAAAAGATGGTTGGGTTTATGAAGATACAAAAGAATCTATTGAAACAGAAAGACCATGTATAAGATGTGGAAAGATGCCAACTGAACAAGGACATGATGCATGTTTAGGAGAGTTGAAGGATGTGATTTATGCATGTTGTGGTCATGGAGTTTGTAAACCTTATAGAAAGACTATAAAAGAGAAGAGTATATATATATAAATATAATATTAAATAATATATATAGGGATAGGGGGCATAAAATCATAAAAGAAACAGTGTCTCAAAAC